AGGTCAAGCCGCTCTTTGGCCATCTAAGCGGCCGCAAAGGGCTCACACACTGGCTCGTCTTTATGAAGACCGCTGCGCATGGAGATAAATCATGACCACACCAACACCCAACCCCACAGTAGCGCCAACAGTCGAGCGGGTTATGGACGCGATCACTGAGTTCGCATGCACTTGGTCATCTGTCGGCGGCCCGTTTGATGATGGGGGCACTCTTGACCGCGCCAAGCAGTCAAAAATCGAACTTCGCGCGCTGGTCGAATCGCTAGCAGTGGATGCGAGCATTTTGAAGTTCGCCGGCCTGGTGCTGCAAGCACATCAAAACGACGGCTATCCCGGTGATGTCGATGGTGATTTTCTGCAGCAGACTGCGGTCGAGTGCGGGTTGCTTCAAGTCGTGCAGACGGCCAAGCGCTGCGGCGAACATTGCACTTGCGCGGAAATGGTAGCCGCCGACGAGTGGCCGGTTGAATGCTATTGCCGCACAGCGCTGGGGCAAAAGGCAGTGGACGCTGCCCGCACCCCACCCATCGCGCAAGGTGCGGTGGATGCGCCGGATTCTGAGGGAGGTGGGGCGTGAAGCGCGCTTACTACAACGAGCGCGATCCCTATTGCGCTCAATGGCTGCGCAACCTGATTGCCGCGGGGCATATTGCCGCCGGCGACGTTGACGAGAGAGACATTCGAGATGTTCGACCAGACGATCTTCGCGGATACACCCAGTGCCACTTCTTCGCAGGACTTGGCGGATGGTCGCTCGCGCTTCGACTCGCTGGATGGCCTGACGACCGATCTGTTTGGACCGGTTCCTGTCCTTGCCAACCTTTCAGCGCGGCAGGCCGCAGAGCTGGGTTTGCTGACGAGCGGCACTTATGGCCCGCGTACCTCCATCTCATCAAAGAGCGCCGTCCTACAAAGCTCTATGGAGAGCAGGTTGCGGCAGCTTCTGACTGGCTCGGTCTCGTGCGAAGTGATTTGGAAGCCCTGGAATACGCCGTGGGGGCAATGCCTATCGAGGCCGCGAGCGCGGGTGCGGACCATTTCAGGGATCGTTATTGGTTTGTGGCCAACCGCAACGACGCCAAGTGGCGGCCAAACGACACCGCCCGGCACAACGATGTCGGGACGCCGCCCGGACGGATCGAAAGCGCAAGTGACGCTGCAGAACGTAGTGCTCGCATTGCGGTCGACGATTCGAGCATCGGATGGGGAGAAGGGTGGACCGAACATGACTTTCGGAGCCGGGGGATGTCCGCTTCCGTCGCAGGTATCGATGGCTGCCAATACATCGAATGCCCCGATGGAAAATGGCGCCGGCTCCCTCCACCCGGAGTTCGCTGGCTGGGAACTGGGATACCCGCCCGAGTGGCTAAGTTGCGCGCCATCGGAAACGCCATCGACCCGCGCCCGGCGTCTGCGTTCATCCGCGCCTCAATCGAAACATTTGGCTAAATAGCCGCCCGACCAGGGTCCATCGGCACGACACGGGCAACGGGGAATTTCATGGGTCAAGTGGCGATGTTGCCGAGGCGAGAGGAAGTGCGAGACGGCGTTACCTACGCTCAGGCGATGGAGATGTTCGAGCGGTTTTGCATGGCAGATCGGAATCAGGCAGTCCCGACAATCGCTCACGAGATGGGCGTGCCATACGAAACTTGCTGCCAAGTCATCGGCGGGAAGATTTGGCCGGCTGCATACCGATATTGGACTGATCTGCTCTTGCCATAAGCGGCACGACACGGGCAATTACAGGGAGTTGAGATGGAAATCGATACGAAGAAGTTGCGGGCCCTCGCAGAAGCCGCGCTAGCTGGCGGCTATCCGAATGATCTACTTCTGCGCGATGCTATGAAGCCGCAAACGGTGATCGCGCTGCTGGACGAACTCGAAGGCTGGCACGAGCAGTACCGAAACGTCTGCGACTACAACGCGAGGCTCGTTCAGCAACACGAGGCCATGCGGCTGGAGGCGTTGGCGCTGCGCAAGGATGCCGAGCAGCAGCACAAGATGTGGGCGACTGATCCGAATTATATCTATCCAGCGGGGCACCATGACTGACCTAATTAGCCGCCTGCGTTCGCAGGAAGCTGTGGACGCCAGACCGTACGAAATCGAGCAGTTGACCGATGAGGCCGCCACCGCCCTCGAACTCGCCAACACCCGTATCGCCTATTTGACCGACCTCAACGGACGCATTATCGCGGCGGCTGATAGAAAGGGCGAGGCTGATGCGAGTGTGATTGCGGGGCTTAGGGCGGAGGTGGAGGGGTTGAAAGCGGCGTTGGAGCGGGCAAAGTGACCGGTCTCCCAACCCTAATCCTCCCGCTCAAGCGCGAATATTTCGATGCGATCAAGAGCGGCGAAAAGTCCGAGGAATACCGGCTCGCGACGCCCTACTGGCGCAAGCGGCTGGAGAATCGTCACTACGGATGCGTCGTGCTCACGCTCGGCTATCCGCGTGCCGACGATATGGAGCGCCGCATTATCAAGCCGTGGCGCGGCTACATTGTCCGCACAATCAAGCATCCGCACTTTGGGCCCGAGCCGGTTCGAGTGTTTGCAATTAACGTTTCGAGGTAAAAAATAATGCCAACAGGCTACACGGAAGCCGTCAAAGACGGTATCAGTTTCGAGCAGTTCGCAATGCGCTGTGCTCGCGCCATGGGTGCATGCATTGATATGCGCGATGCGCCGATGGATGCGCCGATCCCGGAGCGGTTCGAGCCATCCGACTATTGCGCCACAGCGCTTGCAAAGTCGCAGGCCGAGTTTGACCGGCTTATGTCGATGACGGCGCAGGAGATTGCGGCGGCGGCCGAGGCGGACTATCAGCGCCAGTGCGAGCAGCACGCGGAGCGCATTGCGGAAAAGATGGCGCTGGAAGATAAGTATCGCACCATGCTGGAGAGCGTGAAGTGCTGGGCGCCGCCGACCGACGGGCATGCGCCGTTCAAAAAATTCATGATCGAGCAACTATCGATGTCGATGGACTCGGATTGCAGCACGGAATATGACGTGAAGCCGGTACGCGCCTCGCCGACTGATTGGCTCGGGACCGCCGTTGCGGAGCTGCGCAGGACCATCGCATACCGCGAGAAAGCGTATCGCGAGGAAGTCGATCGAACTGAGCAGCGCAACCAATGGCTCGCGGCGTTGCGGGCAAGTTTGGTCGCCGCATGACCGACGCAGCAAAACGCATCATTGAATTAACGAAGTTGATTTGGGGGATATGATGGATCCATATTTACTCGCCACCGAACTCGCAGGCCTAGTTGGGTGCCAGCCGAATAGTTACGCCTGCATGCGCCGCTGGCTTGATCGGCAGGCGTGGCCGTACGTCACCAGCGTCTCCGGCTTCCCGAGCGTATCGCGCGCCTTCCACGACAGCGTTATGCTTGGCAAACAGTCGGCGCCGGCCGCGAGCAGCGAGCCGGACTTTTCTTCGCTTGAAGCAGCCTAGGATTAGCCATGATAGGACGCCGAGAATCACCCGATGGCCTGCCCTTTCGGCTCTATCCAAGGGTGGGAAAGCGCAAGACCAGCTACGGTTATAAGAGCGCCGACGGCACATGGGCCTTTCGCCTCACCGCGCCCAGCGTCGACAAAGCGGCGTGCGCGGCGATTCGCAAGCAGGCTATCGACCGGGCCAATGCGCTGAATGGCAACCCGGCAACCGTAAAAGGCACGTTCGAAGATCTGTCGACTCGCTACTTCGCATGGCAAAAGGGCATGCTGGCGACCGACGAGCGTCGGAAGGCGGAAACGACGCTGACCGAGAACGCGCGGGAGGCAAAAAAGCTCATCGCCGTATTCGGCAAGACCGCGGTAACCGGCATCAAAACGCACCACATTTACACGTATCTCGACAAGCGGGCGACGGCGGGCGCGCCGGCCAAGGCGAACAAGGAAATCGCCCTGCTGTCGGCAATCCTTGAATATGGCCGTCGGCTGGGCGAAGTGACCGAGAATCCATGCCGCGACATTGGATATAACCCCGTGCAGCCGAGAACGACCTATACAACCAAGGCACAGCGAGATTTCGTCATAGCCGAGGCGCGTCGGCGCAAGGGCTCATATCTCGTTTTGGCCCTTACTATGGTCGCCGCCTACTCGATGGTTTGCCGTCCCGGCGAAATCCGCGCGCTGCGCCGTCAGCAACTCGGCCCCGATGGCGTGACAATCCCGATTGGCAAGCGTAAGGCCGGCCAAGCCGAGCGGTCCAAGATGATCCGATGGTCTCCGTTATTGAAGGAAACTATCGATGAAGCACTTTCGTTACAGGTAACGCCGGGGATGTATGTGTTTGGCAATCAGAAGGGACAGCTTTACACGAAGTCGGGCTGGGGGAAGATATGGTGGCGCCTGATGAATTACTGCGAGGCGCAGGCCATAAAAGAAGGTGGCGAATTCGTGCGATTCAGCCTGGCGGATATGCGGCCGGCTGCCGTGACGGATCGTAAGGAAGCGGGAGATAAGAACGTGCAGGATGCGACCGGCCACGTCGACGGCAGAATGGTCGAGCAAGTGTACGACCGCCGCAGGCTGCGCAAAGCGGATTCCACGGACTAAAAGCGGCCTAAAAACGTTGGAAGATGGGAAATATCATCACCGCTGCATAAGGCTCACCGCGATATCGATATTCCAAAAATAATCACTTAAGGTATTGATTTACAATGAAAACACACCAGGATTGTGATTCCGGTTGTCGTGGGTTCGAGCCCCATCGGTCACCCCAGTATAATCAAAGACTTAGCGACACGCGCTCAAATTTACAGTCCATCATCTTCCAAATTTTGGAAGATCATTGGATCCAAAGCACATTAAGGCTTGCCCGAAACGGCAGGCCTTTTTGCTTTGGAGCGCGCACATGAGCATGCAATCAGAAGACTTCGAATCAGCCTGCGCAGCATTACCCGAAGGTGTGAACTGGGGCGATCCGCTGACGCCGGAGATTGCGCGTGGGATTGGGATTGCTTGGGCGGATAAAGCTGCGGCAATTTTTGGCTCAATGAGAAAGTCCAGCCAAGCCAGTGGCAATGTCGAGCGAGCATACATTTACGCCGATGCGGTGGTGCGAATTCGAGCGCTGGCCGCAGCAAATAAAGCCAATGGGGCACGCAATGAACGTAATGAGCCTTGAGTATCTCGAATATCCGGCAAGCCGACCGCCTGTCATGGGCCTGTATGTCTGCAAAGTGGCTTGCGAAGCAACGGTTGATTTCCGCTTCCGTGAGATTTATATGTGGGGCGAGTGGACTGGCGAGGATTTTGATTTCGGCGACCGATGGGATTTAAGGCTGGATGAGCGCGCCAAGGTTCTGGCGTTCGCGTATCACCCGGAACATTCTAGAATTCACCGCGGCGTGTTGACGCAAACTGATTGGAAGGGGTGAGAAAATGATTAAACCGCTTGACATCGTACGTACGCCGCTGGGCGGAATCGCCATGGTCACTGAATACGGGAGCAGCGGCGCATCCATCGACTACCTTGGCGGAGGCAACCCGACCGGCGAAAAAAGCGCATGGTGGCATGGGGAGGATTTGACCGTTTTGGATTCGATCCCGCGACTGCTCGCTAACGCGATGGCGCACCCTTTCGGGCAAAACAAAAAACAGGGAGACGTATTTTTCGGTGACGCGGCTCGACAGAGCGCTGAGGGAGGGGTGTGATGAAAGCCGCCGAACTGGTTTGGCCTCTATCGACCGCGCAGAAGCCGCGCATGCGCATTTTGAGGATGGGCTTCTATTGGGGCGATCAGCTACTGGAGGAATGCGCTCTCTTCGAGCTTCGTCCAGGACCTGATTCACCCCTCACTATCGACACGACTTTTACATCGCGCTCGGCGAAATGGACCTATGTGACGTGGCGCGAGCAGGTTGAATGTTGGGCGGTAAAATTGGTAGGGATGGTTGACGCGCCGCAAGCTGCGGGCTAGGAGGCGGGATGACGATAACGCGCGCAATAAAGACGGCTTACACGTGCGTGGGCGGCGCTGCCGTGCTATTGCTAGCCGTAAAGCAGCCGGCCGTTCTCGGCGCACTAATTCTCATGGTGCTCGCGTGTTTCGGCGCTGTTCTATTTTTGTCTTGGATGGTTGCTGATTGATCGTCGCCACTGGCGAGACGGGAAGCGACGATGACGCAGACCCGGCTAGAGGCTGGAGGGGTTGAGTGCTGCGAGCGCTGTTTTAGTTGCTGCGTAGCCGTCATTGAACAGCCGCTGGCGAATCGCCAACGTCATATTGCGATCGAAGCTTGACGCATAGGCTGTTTCGACCGGGACAATCAGTGCGCCATTTTTTGTATCAAGATGAACGTGCGCCGCTTCATTGGACGCAAGCAGCAAGTCGATCATCCGGGGCGCCAGATCGATGATGCTCCGCTTATTGGGAAGCAGCGGAGGGTCATTCGACTGCAGGTAGATGCCAATGCGCGGGATGGCATCAATGGTCAGGTCGGAGACCGGGATGTTGTCGCACATTCCTCCGTCCTGATACACCCCTGCGCCATATTCAACTGGCGCGAACACAATCGGTATCGAGGCAGATGCGCGCGCAGCCAGAGCGATCGACATATCTGGGGTGTTGTGTCTGCTGAACTGAAACTCGCTCTCTGTCACCAGATCAGAAGCGATACATTTTAGGTCAATCGCCAGATCGGAAAACCTCTTCCCTGCGGTCTGTCTCGTCAGAAAATCAAGCAGCGCATTGCCGGTGCACAGTACCTGCCTGGTCAGTATCGCCCAAGGCGAAAATGTCATGTACGGTGCCCAGTTGAGCGTCATACAAAGCTGGCGCAATCCGTCGAGCGTCATGCCTGATGCGTAAAGGCTCGCCACAATGGAGCCGCCAGACGTCCCAGCAATCTCAACCACCTCATAGCCTGCATCTTCAATTGCCTGAAGCGCTCCAAGGTGGGCACCCAGCCGGAATCCCGAGCCGCTGAGCGCGACGCGGATCGGTTTAGTCACGATGCAGCTACCAGCGTGCCACTAGCGGGAGTCGGCGCGGCAGGGGCGACGATTACACCCGAGGCTGTGGCCGGCACAGCAGCCGGAACCGATGCAAGCGCATTTTCCAGTGCTCCCTTGAATACGCCGAGCCCCGCAACAATCAGAAGCTTGTCCGTATCGCTCAGCGACGAGATATTCGGCACTTGCGCCTGTGCCGCAGCAATCGACGTGTTGATCAGGCTGGTGAGCGACGTAACATTCAGAGTCGCATTGGCAGCACACGTGTTGCCGAGGTCAGTGTTGAAAGCGGAAAATCCCGGTTTCGATGCGAGCAGCGGCGCCAATGGTTGAATGGTCGGCGTCAGGACGTTGCAGGCCGCCGTTACCTTGGCTTGCACCAGGGCGGCGATCTGGAGCGGCGTGAGCGTTACGGCTGGCGCGGTGGGGGCGCCGGTAGCGGCGCAGCCGGCGAACAGCAGGCAAGCTGAAACAGCCGCGATTGCGGCGATGATCTTTTTCATGGTGGATTCCTTGGAGAGGGACTACGGGGCTAACTTGACGATGGCGCCGGTTGCGCCAATGACCGCGGCTGAAACATCGGATGCGGCAATTGCTGCGGCTGCTATGGGCGCAGATGCCTTCACGCCAGTCTCGGCAAAGCGGACTACAAACGCCCCGCCTCGCTCAGTGGCGAAAAAATTGAGCGTGCCGACGTCCTTTGCTGACCAGGCGGTCGCGCGGCAGCACAGAACCTGTTTCGAGATGGTGTCGTAGAACGGCTCAACCGAATATGAGGCGCAGCCCGACAGGAGCGCCAGCAGGCAAAGAGCGAGCGCGGCGCGAATCATTGCGGTGCGGCGGGTTGAGCCGGCGTCACGGGCTCTTGCGGCAATGTCGGCGGCACCACTAGGCCCGGCAACGCAGCCATCGAAGTGCCTGTCACGAAATGGCTAACGGCTGCACTGGCGGGATTCTTCGCTCCAGCGGCATGGCCAGCCAGCGCCGTCAACATACCGGTCGCGGTCGTGATCAAGCCGTAAATTGCGTACGCGATCGGATCAGGCATCGCTTTACCGTGGTAGGCGAAATAGCTCAACACGCCGAGCAGGATCAAGATAAAAAGCGCAATCAAAGCGCCGGCAATTAGTTTCAATACGTTGGTGCTCATGGATGCTCCTATGCTGTTGGGTGAGTCGATACGGGTAACTCGTCCGCCGTATAAACGAAGCCCTGCTTTCTCGGCAGCGCCTGCATTACGTACGTCGGGAAAGTTTTCATGTGAATGCCGTGATTCTTCGCGCGGTGATATTTCTCGTTCAGCACAAGCATGTTTTCCAGTGCGTCAACGAAGGTTTCCGGTTTTTCAGGATCGAATGCAGCCCAGTCGAAGCCTCGAGCGGCGGCGATCTTCACAAGCCAATAGCAGAGAAAGTGCGTCGCCGGCGCCATCTCTCCAGTCGGCTGATCGGTCACGAGGTCGAGCACGGGCAGCTCGGTTATTTCACCCGTGCCGATGCCTTTCATGGTTTGCCAGCACACGGCCAGCATGTCGGCTTCCTCGCAAAATATGTGGTGATATTCCAGGCCGACGAGTTGCCCGCTGATGGCGCAGCGCATGCCGCGCTTCTTTCCGTCACGCTTCGTCTGCCTAAAGGTCGGCGACTCGGTGCGTGGCGGATGATCTGGGTAATACTCGCTTTCCTCAAGAGTCACTTTTACGAGGTGTTCGCCGGCGATAGGCTGCGCCGCCATCCCTTCTGCCGTGCATTGCGCGCACGGAGACTCAAGCGGCACTTTATGGCTGCATCGTGTGGTCATAGCACCCTCCACATCAGATAAGCCACGCGCCCAACGAACAAGAGCGCCGCAATGGCCATGAGCGCCAATCCGATAATCAGCGGAATGGTCGCCTCGATCTTTGCTTCGGGATCGCCTACGCGCTGGTCTATGTGCCATGACCACAAAAACAGCGCGAGCGCGAGCCCCACCAAAACTAGGATGGAAGTTGTCATAGAGGTACTTTTTAAGTCAGCGCTGAACGCCGATGATCTGAATCGAGCGCGTCGACTTGCGCCCCTGGCTGGTGGTGATGTTCACGGTCACGATGTACGTGCTTCCGACCGTTGGCGTGGATAGCCACCAAGTCACCAGGCCGCCGCTTACCAGCGTCCCGTTTGGCTCCGGGTTGATGGTCAGCGCTGAGTCCGTACCGGTGTAGGTAACGGCTGGCGTACCGACGATCGTTTCGCCGGTAGCGAGCCAGGAACCGACGCCGAGGGGTGGCGAAGGACTTCCCCAGTTGATGCCGTAGTCGAGTTCTTCGCTAGGCCCAAGATCGAAGCTTTGAGCCGGGCCGTCCCATTGGCAGGCTTGCATGGCCTACCCCTTATTGGGCGTTAATGTCGTAGCCAATCACGGCCGCGCCGGCGGCAATGTTGGGCGAGATATTCGCGCCAACAGTCGTGGGCGTGCCGGTTGCCTGGATGCAGTACTCCCATGCGTTACCACTGGTCGATGCGTCATACATGGCAAAGCCGACTACAAGGCCGAGACTGGTCGTGACCTGGGCAAATGCGATCGCATTGTTATTGCTAATCTGGCCGGTCGCACCGGTGGAGGCGACCGTAGTGCCCGCGCCCTGCGTACCAGACCAGTTAGCCAGTGTGGAGGCATACGAGACGCGGGCGTAGCCAGTGGCTGAGCCTTCGGGAATCGTGCCGCCATAGAGCGCGGTGGTTTGTTCGGTCCAAACGGCAGTGCCATCGGTTACCGTGCCGGCCGCCGTCGTCGGCCATGTCGGCTCACCTGATCCCGTTGTGCCGCCCGTCGTGCATTTGTATAGGCGACCGTTCAATGTCGCAGGGACCGTGTAGGCGTTGAGCGCAACCACGGTACTGCGCGGCGATTGGCCCGCAGATGCGACGATCAGGCCAACAAACCGAGGGGTCGGGTAAGTGACGGACTGGCCGCGGTATTCGGCATCGATCTTTTGATTTTGCTTAAATTTCGTGTCTAACACTTTCGGCTCCTAGGCCACATTGACGATTCGATCCTCGGGCGGCACGCTCAAGGTTCTGTTTTCCGGCGGGATATTTGCGATGCGCGACTCAGGAGCAACCGCAACTATGCGGTTCTCGGGCGATACGTTGGCGATGCGATTTTCTGGAGCGACGTTGAAGACGCGCTCAGGGATGCGGAATAGCGAGACGCGCACGGCGCCGGTAGTCGTGTTCAGGGCGGCGGCCGAAACCTGGGCAAGTGCGCCGACGACAACACTTCCGACAGAGGCATTGAAACCAGCCGCGGAAATTTGCGACGCGCTGGGCGCCAGGACGAGAACGCTACCGGTATCGACATTCAGGCCAGCCGATCTAATAGCAGCCGACCCGGTGATGCTTGCGGATCCGAACGTCGCGTCATTCGCCGCACCGCTGACCGATGCAACTCCGCCGACCGCAACCGCCCCGGCTGGCACGTCTAGCGCGCTAAATTGAACCGCCGCTGATCCGCCAACTCGAATCGAGCCAGCTACGCCGTCAAGCGCAGTCGCGGATACACCAGCAACACCGGTTAGCGCGAACGATCCAGAGCCGACATTGAACGAGGAAGCGGCGACTGAGCCCGCTCCCGGCGTGCTGATTTGCGCGGTCCCGGTTGTGGCATCAAGACCCGTGGAGGCGATGGCGCCCTTCCCGCCGACTTGCGATGATCCTGTGGTGGCGTCGAGTGCTTGAGCCTGGAGCGCTGCGGAACCGCTGGCTTGAGCATTGCCGGTCGGCGCGTCAAGACTGATCGCACTGAGCGCCGCCGAACCCGTCAGCGAGGAATTTCCGGCCACAGCATCGAGCGCTGTCGCACGAAGTGCTGCAATGCCGGCGATGGCCACCGATCCAGACGTCGCATTTAGTGCCGAGCCAGATACCGCCGTGGTCGCGCCAATCGAGATCGCGCCGGTTGTGACCGTCAATGCGGTGGCGGATACTGGAGCAAATCCGCCTAGCGATATCGATCCAGCCGTTGCGTCCAGGCCCGTTGCGCCGAGAGCGCCAGTACCACCCAACGAAACAGCGCCGGTCGTAGCGTCGAAATTTGATGCAGAAATTGCAGCGGTACTGGCCGCGGTATAGGTGATCGTGATTTGACCGCCGCCACCAGCGCCACCGCTATTCGTGCCGGTGTTGCCCGACCCAGCGCCACCACCACCACCGGGAAGACCACCAGCCGCGCCATTGCCATCTGTGACGCCCGTGATATCGCCGCCGCCACCACCACCGCCCCCGAGCGAATTTGACGCGCCAGCCGTCGCCGCCGCAGTTGCGGTGCCGCCAGTCCCGCCCGCACCAGCGCTGGGGCTGGATCCGCCATTACCGCCAAGCAGCGTTGTACCAGCACCACCAGTCCCGCCGATACCAGCGGCACTAGCAGAGCCGCCACCGCCCGGCCCAGAGTGGGCGCTCGTTCCCGCTCCGCCAGGACCGCCGGCATTCTTAGTGGTCCCGACACCTGTCGTCGTGACGCCGCCCAAGCCGCCAGCCGTGCTGATACTGACCGCGCCACCCTTGGCGCCTACCGAGGAAAGCGCTAGCGTGCTGCCGTTAAACCACGCATCTCCACCGGCTACTGCGCCCTTGCTGGACGTCTCGCCCGTGCCGGGCACGCCGAGCGTGTAAGCAACAGGCGTGCCGGGCGTAACCGGGAGATTCGCCACTGCTGAATAAGCGCCACCACCCCCGCCGCCTTTCGCGCTGGTTGTGTTATTGGACGAGCCGCCCGCGCCCGCGGCCCACACCTCGCTGTTGGTTAGCGTGCTGACGCCCGCAGCAGGGGTGAAGCTTGATCCCGTCGTGAGGACGGTAACAGTCATCTAATCACCGCAGTCCCAGTACGCCCGAGCACGTCAGCCACCCGCGCGACTTCTGACGTCGGATCAATATGCGTATTGGTCACTGTCACATTTCCGGGTATGCCGGCATCGTGCAAAGCCGCCGCGACTGCATGCGCGATTACCCTCTCTGCTTCCAGAAAAGGGGTGCTGTCCGGGAAATCAGCATGCACCGTGAAGGAATGGAGTGTGCTCATGGCTGTCCGGGACGTAAAAAAACCGCCCGTAGGCGGTTGGTGTGATGCGGGGATTGGGGTTAGGCGGTCTGCGTATCCAGCGCGCTCAGGCCATGCGTATTGATGATCGAAACGACCTTGTCGGCGTAGTCAGGATCGGTTGCATACCCGGCGGCAGCCACAGCTCGAGCGAATAGCGCACCACTCCGATAAGCGAAGGCCGGCTGGTAGCGCGGATTCGTCGTCAAAAATACGGCATGGTCTTGAATGCTTCCGAGCCAGTCGGTATAGGCCCGGAAGTTCGCGGTCACGATGATCGGTTGGCCGTGAATCACTTCGCGCGTGCGCTGCGTGGTGATCGGTCCATGCCATGACGCGTCGGCCTTGATGCCGAACAAATTCATTCCGGGCGCGTGTATGCCCCACCCGCTTTCGTCGGCGGCCTCCGCGATCGTGAAGGACGCAGGAACCTTCGTGATGAGCATCGACTTCTGAGCGGCCGGTGTGAGCGCGGCGATGAATTCTTGAGGTGTCATAAAACCGCCAAAACAAGCTTGATACAGGCCGCCATCCAATCCGGCAGGGCCTGATGCGAAGCGATTCGCACGAGCGCCCACATGCCAGCCAGCGGCAGCACCACGGGGATAAAAACCTTGCGCAGGAAGAATGTCCACGACTCGGCCAGCCGGCAAAAGAATCGCACCGTCTTGACGCCCCCGCTCCACATACCAACGATGGATTCCGTGCCGTTCACGACGGTATCGAGCTTTTCGGCCAACGCGCCCAACGTCTGATCTTGGCTCTGAAGGTGGCCTTTAATGTCGGCCAGCACCCCGGCGAACTCGGAGAATTTTGCTTCGCCTCTGTTCAAACGCTCGTTGATAGCGTCGATCTCGCTCATGCGTTATGACTCCGAGGAATAAAAAAGCCCGCGCGCGGCGAGCCATAAAAAAGCCGCTCGGTGGCGGCTAGACGATCGATGCAAAAGTGCTAATATCGCGCGACATAACGGCGGGTGACAAAATGAATAGCAACTCCAGCGGCAGAATCGACGATATAGAAGCGCTGCGTGCCGTGGCGATCCTAATTACGATATTCGGCCATCTTCAGTATTTATTCTCGGAAAATGCCATGCTTCACACTGCCGATATGTACTTCGGCCTGTGGTCCGGCGTCGACCTCTTCTTTGCGATCTCAGGCTTCGTCATATCCCGCGATCTGCTGAGCCGCCTAGATAAAGCGAAAGACAGCGAGACGTTTTGGCGCGCATCCTTCGCGTTTTGGATCCGGCGAATCTACCGGATATGGCCCACGTCCTGGCTATGGATTACTGTCTTCGCCGTCGGCGCTCTGATTTTTCGGGAACCGCATTATTTTGGATATTTCTCGCGCGCCTTATCCGATTTTTCTGCGGTCGCAATGCAAGTGGCCAATTTCCATTTTTGGTCTTGCATGAACAGTGCTATACCCAACCAATGCGGGAGTGCAAACGTATGGTGGAGCCTCTCCCTTGAAGAGCAGTTTTATATTTTCCTGCCGCTAGCTGCACTGCTCTTTCGCAAAAAACTGCCCTACGCGCTCGGCGCCATCGTGCTAGTTCAGATATTCATTCCTCGGCCGATTTGGTCGCTGCTTTGGTCGATCAGGACGGATGCTATTTGCTTGGGCGTGCTCCTCGCCATCTTCTCGCGCCATCCCATCTATCAAATCGTTGAGCCGAAATTCATGGCGAAGAGTTTCTACGCAATTTCGGTCGTAGCGATCCTGATATTCCTGCTTATCGATCTGCCTTCCGATTGGGCCGGCAAGATCAATCCCGTACCTTTTTCTACAGGACTCGTTGCTATCGTATCGGTCGCATTGGTTTTGATCGCCTCGTACAACAAAGGTTATATCGTTCGCAATCAATACGTCAAAGCGGTGCTGATGTGGATCGGTTCGCGCTCGTACGCCCTGTACCTCATTCATTACCCAGCCATCCCCATGACGCTGATCATCTGTCGATATATTGAGCCAAGTGGAACCGCGTTTGAGCCAAGCGACACATTGAGATATTTTGTCGTCTGGCTTTGCTTGCTACTGGGCCTGTCAGAGCTCAATTATCGATTCGTCGAGACACCGCTACGCCGCAAAGGACGCCAGATTGCGCTACGCATGGAAATGGGCAGTGGAGCTATCTCGCCTCTTACCGAGGATGCTCCGCAAGCCGCGCTCTTTATGTCAGAGCGGGCGTCTGCGCCGGAGGGGCGCCAGTAAAAGCGACGCCGCTATAGGTCCAGCCAATAGAAACTGGATCTCCAGATGGAATCAGATCGGCTGCCTTACGCGATGGTCATGCTCGGCGCTGGAAGCGTAGCGCCGGGCATGCCGTCGCCATACAGATTGAGCGCCGATACATAGTTCGCAATCGCCGTGGCCCATCCCTTGAAAACAGCCACGCTCGGGAAAATATGCGGCGTATTGGAGGCATCAGGCCAAGGAAATGTACTTGTGCCATTGGGGAAAGCCCCGTTCGTCAGGATGAATGTCGTCACTGAGGTGATTTCATCAGTTGTTTTGCTGTCGACCGCGTATGTCCCATTGATCGCTGGGGTGCTGGTACTTGTGATCGTCAGGCCGGCGGCCAGCGCTGCCATCACGGTAGACGCAAGCACTTCGGCCGCAGTCGGCGCAGGGGTCGTCGATACGGGTGCCGTGTAGTTCGTGCCGTCGAACGTATAGCCCGCGCTGACTGGTGAGCCAGCGGGCAACAGTTGTGCTGTAACGCCGCTGGGAGGCGTCCATGTCGCCGTGTTGCCGTCCCACATAATCGTGTTGATCACGACATCAGATTGGATCAATGCGTAGATTTGGTTCATGGCTTACCACTCCAGATTGACTTGACCGCGCGCGCCAGCCGCACCAGCATTTGCGCCGGTGCCCCCAGACCCACCACCACCGCCGCCTGGGACCGCTCCGCCCGCGCCCTGCCCTACAGCACCGCCCCCACCCGCTCCGCCGCAACTCGAGGTTCCGCCACATCCGCCAGCGCTAGCCCCAGGACCGCCTGTGCTGCCTGATCCACCAGTTAAATTATTTTGTCCGCCACTACCAACGCCCCCGCCGCCAGAGTTGCCGCCAGTAGTGGTATTTGCCTGTCCCGCTGCGCCACCGGTTGCACTGATAGATCCGAACGAAGTCGTTCCGCCTGCGGTACCCGCGCCACCTGTGCCGCCAGCGGTGCCCGCCGCTCCTATGGTTGCGGCAATGACTTGCCCCGGGGTGACGGCCATAATGCCTTCAGCAAATCCGCCCGCCCCGCCTCCGCCCGCACTACCATTGTTAGCAGATCCTACCCCCCCGCTGCCGGCGCCAGCACCCCATACTCTGTACCGCAGAAAATAGACGTTTGCTGGGACGGTGAAATTGCCACTGCTCGTAATCGCGGAGAAACCATGATTCCACGCGTAGTTTTGCTGGACCTGGCCGAATTGGACCGCATGTGCTGGCTGTGTAGCGGGGGCGATTTGGAGCGCACCAGCGGTTTGCCCGATCAGAATCGCCGTGCCTGTGGTCGAGTTGTACGCCGCCTCGTATTGCTTTGCGGCGATGATTTCGCCGCCCTGAAGCGCCGCGTTCGCACCATTGAGTGCAATCGATCCGCCGCCCCAGTTGATCGTGCAGGCTCCGGTATTGCTATTCGCAGCCTTGAAACGGATCGGCTCACCGTCCGTATATGACGTCACAGCCGGGGTGAGTGCCAGTGTGATTGTGTTAGCGGAAGTACTGGTATCGACGGCGTAGATGGTCGAGCCGGTTTGCATCATCTGCAGCAGGCTCGAGATCTGCGGCACGCCCACCGGCACGGAGATGTTTCCGGAGGTGACCGTGGTCGCGCCGTTGGCGACGATGACTACTGCGAGTGCCGTCCAGCCAGAATCGACCGAAGGCGTTACCTGCGTGCCGGTCGCGGCTGCAATACCGGCTTTCGCCTGGATGACGCAAAAACCTTGGCGCTGCGTTGCCTGCGGCGCACCGTTGCCGCCTTGTCCATTCAGTGGAATCTGGGGATTGTTGCTGTTGTAGTAAGGCAAAACAGCCGGGTTCGTGTCCTGATCCTGATACTGACATTCGATCAGGTAGGCGACGCTAAAGCCACTTGTTGCGGGTGCCGGCGTCGAGATGGTCTGCGCGGCCATATTCAGGCCTTGCTTCACAATGACATCTGTCGTGTCAGCCGGTAGCGCGCCCCATGGCGTAGCATCGACGTCCGCCAATGAGTAGATTTCGCCGATGCCGACAAGCACGTTCAAGGCGGCAGGCGAGTTCGGCGTCACAGCCAACCCGCGCACCACCGTATTGCTGCCGAAGGCGGCTTGCGCCAACTTACCCAGGCCGATCATGGTCGAGCGCGCGGCGAACAGGAAATCGACGCTACGGCCTTGTTCCTGTGTGTAAACGGTTGGGCGATCCATTCAAGCTCCAGAAACGAAAAAAGCCGCCCGAAGGCGGCTTGAATGAGTGCAGGTTTAGTGCGGTTATGGCGTGATCGGCCCGTTGGCTATGCGTAGCCAAACGACCGTGCCTGTCATGCGGGTTGATTCGACGGCGGCGATGATTGCGGCGTCGGTAATTGATGTGACCGGAGAATCAGACCAGGCGCCGTATGAATCGAACGACCAGCGCCACGAATCGAGTTCACCGAGAGATTGCGCACTGGTGATCGGCCGGTATGCAGTCACGAAGCTCTGGTATGGCATCGGCGCACCCCATTTGCCGACGCCGGTATCCCAATAGAAAGCGCCATCCCAACCGCCCGAGTCAGTCGTATTGCTCGGCTCAAAAATATCCGGCGTGCGACCAGTTACGAGGGTGAGCACCGCCGACATGTTGGCGCGCGTCGGCCCCTTGACAAACAGGTTCGCGAGAATGCGCGCGCGAAATGGGCCGTCCTGTTCGTTTGTCAGCCGCGGCAGTGCGGTGCCGAAGAAGTCATTCGATATCAGGTCGAGATAGCCGTCGGTCGCCGTGCCGATGCGCGTCTGCAGCGTCGCGTAGGTGATCTGCGCGTAGATCGACGAAAGCGCCCATGCAGGGCCTTGTAGCGTCGCGTCGAAGTTCGGGGATGACTGGAACCACGACTTCGGGATCTGTGCCTTCAGGCGGCTGAAAATATCCTGCGGATCTCCCCTGGCCATCAGTTCACCGATACCGTGCCCGCAACTACGTCTTGAGTTGCAGTCGCAACCAAATCAGACGTGCCGCCGTTGATCGTCAGACCGGTTACGGGGATCGCCACGCCCGGCACGGCCCAAATCGCGGAATAAAGCTGCGAATAGGACAGCGTGCCGCCGAGCGGCACCGATGCAATGAAATTCTCGATTGCCGTCGTGACCGCCGCCTCGACGTTCGCCAGCAAGTAGCCGGGCGCGGCGGTGACGCTCACCGCGATGTTGGCTGTGAGTTGCGTTGCGGCGTACACCGCGAACGTGATCGAGAGGCCGCGAATCGCGTTGATGGCCGAATAAACCGCGTCGTGCAGTTGCGTCGTGAACGGCGAGATGATCACGTAAAAAAATCCGTACTGCGTGACGCCGCCGAGCGTCTGGTTCTCGACAATCTCGTACTGGATGCCCTGCTGCACGCCTTCGATAGCCGACTCGACTGCCGTTGCGATTGCTGCGCGCAGGCCTTGGACATAGACCTGGAACCGGGCCTGCACCGCCGCGTCGCTTTCCTGATTTACGCCATTCTCGAGCGAGCTCGAATTGGTCACCGTGTCGACGCCGACGATGGCCGTCGAGATCGTCGTGATGCTGCCGGCGGCAACGTTGCCCTGTATGCCAGCGTTCGACGCCTGCACCGTGACCTGTGCGCTCGTCACGCCAGCCGGGATAATGTAGGCGTTCGCTGCGGCATTCCAATAGGTCTGCGTCGGGTCCGGTATGACTTGGAACGGTTGCGTTCCGTCTGCCGTCAGCGTCATGGCGCCACCGGAATAACTGCCCCCGGTCCCGCTCGCGTTCGGCGTATAAACGCCCGCCGGAATCGTCGCCGCATTCGTCGGCGTGAAACGCGAGAAGACCACCTGACCAGTGGCAGACACCGCAGCCTCGCGCGGCGGGCAGCCAAAGTCAGCGATGAAACTGTCGATATCGGCTCCTGTCGACGTCGACAGGCGTGTCACGGCGAGCAGCGTCATCACGAGCGACTGTAGCCACATCGACACGCCAGCGACCGCTTCAACGCGCGCCAGCTCAAGCGAGCCGATCACGAACGATAGGAGGGTGACGACTGCGCCGCCTGCCTTCGCTACCGCCGACTGGATCGCCGCAACCTGCTGCTGAACGATCGTCGTGAAACTTTGCGTATTAAGAGCCATATGCCGGGACGTTGAAGTTGAGGGTCTGCGGCACGCCCGTGGGCGCGTAGATGTAATTGATCGCCACGCTCAGCAGGCCGGTAGCATCGTTCTGGTAGGTGAAGGTCGGCGGCGGCTGCTTTTGCACGTCAGGCTCAATCGCCAGCACGGCAGTGATCAGTGACTTGATCAGCGCGAACTCTTCGACCGAGAGCGCCTTGCCGACGAAACGACCTAGGCCGGCGCCATACGTCGGATGCCAGATGTACGTGCCGGGTGGCGTCAGCAGCGCGCGTACTATGCGCTGATTCAATTCCGCCACGCCGGTCGCGAGCAAGTCATCCCCCGAGGCCGAGAACTGGGTGTCCTGGCCCCACCAGTGAAAACTGTCAGGCATAAATTGGCTCTAGTTGGGCGGTGTGGTGACGGCGTTGGCGCCCTGTGCCGTGTGCGTGTGGTTGTGCACGCTCTTGCCTTCGGCGGTGAGGTCGTTATTGACCGTAGCCGGACCGTTTAGCGTTGCGGTGCCACCCTGCGGCCCGGTACCTTGGGTCAACTGCCCATCGATCTCGACTGCTGGCGCCGAGTTGGTGATTTCGGTACCTGCGGTCAACCCGATGGTCTGGCTCGCCTGCATAGCGATCGTCTGCGCCGAGAAATACATCCCTGTCGCGGCGTTGAAGCTCATCGTCCCGTCGTTATTCAGCTTGACGTATGAGCCCTGACTATCAATGATCGCGGCCTGACCGGACTGCACGATCGGCGGTCGAGCCGAATTATTGAAGAACCGGCCGCCAACGACCGTCGCCTCGACCTTGCCATCCATAAAATCTAGGCGCACCGAGTCACCGATGCCGGGCCCGAACACGGCGCCGAAGTTGTTGCCGACCCATGCCGCGGCGAGCGGGATGAAACCCGTCTCGTCCTTGGTCGGCATGATCATCACCTTGACGGTGTAATCGTTTGGGTTGTATGCGGTGATCTGTCCGTACTTGGTCGACGCAAAACCAGCCATGAACTCAGACACGACCCGCTTGATGTGCTCGATCATGTCAATGTCACCGTTTGCGCGTCCGTTACGGTCTTGCCGTGCACCGAGGTCTCGAACTTCGGCGGATCGACCCGAAACGAGCGCCGGATCCGCGCGGCTTCATACGTCGTGTCGAATGGCGTCCCGGTGCCTTGCACGATGACCGGCGTCCACGGATAGATCAGCGTATCGCCGGGTAGATTGGCCGACATCTTCATCTCGTGCTGACTGATCTGCCCAAGCAACTGCTGCGCCTTGGCATCGCATTGGGCCTGCGTCAGGTCGTTGAACGTGAAGCTGTACTCCTGCACCGACTGCGCAAGCGTCGCGTCATGTTCGATGCGCTTCGCCGTCTTGCTCGACGTGGCAAGCGAGGTATAGACCTGATTTTTCGCGCCGTGATAGCTGCGCACGGTCACCGATACATCGTTCGCGAGCGTCAAATCGTGCTCGAAATCGAGACTCGTTGCATTGGACGTCGGATAGGGCCGCTGGGTGGTCGGCGGGGTGTACTGAATCAAATAAGGCTGATTCGACAGAGCCGCGCTGAACGACCCAAAATACAGCGTGCGCCCCAGCACGAAGCACTGCACACCCACATGCTGCGCGAGGTATGTGAGAATCGTCCACATCGACTGCTGCCGGTGCAGGCTCACATGGTCCGCCGCAAAAAATGCCCCGACAAGGCCGGTTGTTGGCTGCACGTTCGGAATCAACCCAGCTTGCTGAGCCAAGTAGGTAGCGACCTGGCTGGCCGTCTGGTTCTGGAACTTGATATCGATCTTCTTGTCGACCAGTAGCGCGGTCAGGTCTCGGCCCGACAGGGAAATGCCGCCCGTCATGGCGTTGAGCCGGATCGAATCAATACGATAGGTCTGCAATAGCGTGAGGTCGCTGGCCGAGTAGTTCCGCGGGTCTTTTGGAAAACCCACATACACGTCGACAAGAATTTCGGTCTGCTGCGTCCACCAGGCCCAGTCTGTGAATACCGACGGCACCTCGATGCTAATGGTTCCCGCCTCATTGATGCCGTTGTGCCCGGCGTCCCAACTCGTCCAGTTGATGACCTTCGAGCCCACCTGAAGGATCGCCCGCGGCGCAACGAGCGAGCCAACGGTCGGGGGGGTGTTGATCATGTCAGGCTGGGATGGTCAGAGTGTTGATGCCGGTCAGAATCGGATCGCCGCCAAGCTGAGGATTGGCCGCCAAAATGTCAGTGAATCGGCCCGCGTCGCCATACTGCTGTGCCGCGATGGTGTATAGGTCGCCCCCGCCAACGGTGATCGTCTGCGCGCTGGTCGGCATCGCGACGAGCGGCAAGTTGACCTGCATCCGGGCGCAAATGCTGCGCATCTGGTACAACTCGGGCAATTGGACCGCCGAATTCATTGTCGCCAGCGCGTTAAAGACGTTGGCCGCCGCTGGCACGCCCGGGAGAACACCCGCGACGTTTGCGACAGTGTTCTCGGCTGTTGCGATCAACCCCTGAACCTGTGATGCAACGGCCGCAAGCGGAGCCACGACTGCCGCGACCGCGCTCTCTACAGAGTTGACCACTTGGGCGGCGCAATTGGCGACACCCGCAATAAACGACGTGACCGCCATCAGGCCGTTGGCGATCGGCTGCACTGCGGTGCTAACCGCACTCATGGCGCTTTGCAGATCGCCAATGAGGCTATTCAGCGCTGAACTCCCGATACAGTTCGACAGCATGCCGAGTTGCGCCATGTCGCTAGCCATCGATTGCGCCGGGGTAATCGCCGGGACCGAGTCGACCGTCGCCGTCTGATCCTCAATGACCTCGAACTTGATCTGGTACGGGATCTTGAACGGGTATTCGTAGTCAGCGTGGAATTCCGCGATCACGACCTGATACAGCAGCGCATCCCATGACAGCGTGCATTGCAAACCTTCCCGGCGCACCGAGTCGAGGAACCGTGCGCGGGACAGCGCCGACGCGTACAGAAACAGCCCGGACCATTGCAGCGGTTCGTCGTCGCCCCCCATCGCATTGATACGCCGCATGCCGCCGACCATTTTCTGCACGTCGAGCAGTTGCGAACCGCCAAACCGGATCTTCTCCGGCACTTCTGCGTCCGTAAAGACGAAGGCCCCGTTCGGCGTGTCCAGCGTGAGGGTCGCGAACGTGTTCATCAGTACATCCCCATGCTCGGGGTGAATGGCGTTGAATCAGGATTGAAGCCGGTCGGCCCGGTGGTTTTCGGCGGGATCAGCTTTGTCGTCACGTGCGCCGCTAGGTCGTGGCTATCGACCTGTACCTGCACGTGCACTTGAGGGTGCGCATTCGACGGATGACCGGCTGTTACGCCATGTGCCGCGCTCGGATCTATCCCTCTCGGGGTTGAACCGGGCGGAGGCGGTGCCGTTGGCATCAGGTTGTTCAGCGCATACTTCAGTCCTGATGCAAGCGCATATGCAATACCGCCAGCGATGACTGCGCCCACTGCAATCATGCCGCCGGCTGCCGCAAGCGTTGTTGCACCGATTTCTGCTGCTGTCGCGCCAAGTACTGCGCGCCCAATAAGGGTGCCAACGCTTGTTGCGATGTATTTCGAAAGGCCGACTACGCCTTTATTAACCATGCCGGCAGCGCCTTTCGCGCCAGCCCATGCCGACATGCCTGCTACCGCCCCGGCGAACAACATACCCGCGTCCAACGCGGTGCCTCCGGCCGGGTGACCCTTCGTGAAGCCCGCTGTCCAACCAAGTGCCGCATTGGCACCACCCAGCACCGCATTGACCGGCCCCATCAGCGTCGCAGTGCCATTCATTAGCGTAATATTCGCCAGCGCGATGGTCTGATCGGCCTTGGCAACAGTGCTCCACTGGGAAATCATTTTCCCCAGCTCCGTCGGGGCCATGGAGGTGTTCTTCAAGTCGGACAGAGCGCCCAGGTTTGAGAGCGTCGAATCCTCACTGAAAAACGATGCACCGCGCGCGCCTTGCACGCCGAATGCCATTCTGAGCAGGGCATTGAACTGCAACGGCTCCATCTTTTGGCGGTCTTCGGCGAGAATTGCGACCTCTTTCATCAGGTCCATGCTGCCGTTTTTGTAAAACTGGGACTCGTTGCCTTTGTACAGCCCCAGGTCGTGCAACGCCTCGTTCTGCTTCTTGTTCGAGAACAGACCACTTCCGAGGGTATTCGGCAATGCGTTCGCGGCCATGGCATTCAGCCAAGTGCCCGATTTCGTGTTCATAATGCCGCCCTGCATCATCGTGGCGACGAGCAACATGACGTCGCTCGAGTTCGCGCCAGCGGCATGCAGTGACGGCAGCGCGTAGCTCGCGGCACGCGAGATCTGGCTCAGCGATGCGTGCGAAGTGAGCGATGCCTGCATCATCGATTCAAACAATGCACCGGCCTGCTTCGGGTCGTACGCGCCTGCCATGTGCGCCAGTCCGATGAAGGCGTTCGCGGCCTCGGGAAGCGGCACACCCTTGAGCTTCGCCTCGCCGGCCATGTAGGGCATTGCGGCGTCCATCAATTCCACCTGCTTGGCGGCAGGCAACGTCCGCATCAAGCGCGAACCTTCCAACATCGCATCGGCGAACGGCTCGATCTTGCCGCCTGTCGCGAAAGCGTACTGTGCCGCATAGGCCAATTCACGCTGGCGCAGCGCCTCGGATACAATCCCCCATTGATCTGCTGGTACTTGCGACGTCGCCGCCGCTTTAACGTTGGTGTCTCCAAGGCGTGCGTTTTCATACACGCCGTACAGCAGCCCAGCGGCTGCAACACCAGCGCTGGTAGCGACGCGGCCGCCGGACGGGCCGCCGGATTCACCACCGGAACCGCCTCCATCCGGGCGACCGCCACCACCTGGCGGGCGTATGCCGCTAGATTCAGCGCGAGCCGCCGCCATGTTGCGGGCAAGATCGCCGCTGCTGGCTGCCATCGTGTCGAGCACGTAGCTGGCGCGAGTGAGACTTCCAGCGCTATCGCCCAAGGCAGTCGCTGCGGCTGCGGCCTTCTCGAAGTTACGCGCCATGCCGGCGCCGGCCGTAGAAGCCTTGCGCGCATTCTCGGCGAACTCGATCATCGCGGAGTTCGCCTTGTTCGCCCACTCGACGATGATCATCAGCCGGTTGCTGACGTTGTCCTCAAGGTTGGCGCTGACGCCGATGGCAAAAGCGTTGATCATTTTTTACCTGCGATAGTGTCTTCGACGGCCTGCCCAACCAGATTCGCGACTACTTCAGCGTTGCGATACATTGCTGTTCCGAGTACTGGGCGCGGCGGAATGCCTTCGGGTGTGCCAACCTCCTGATACACCATAATTTCACTCTCACTGCCGACCACGAATGCCTTCGGCTCAGTTTCGTGCTTGATGCTTTCGCGCAAATCGCCCGTGACGAGCAGCGGGGTATTCTCGCCAGCGTCGTCAGCGGCTTCACCGTTGACAATCGCCATGTTGTGCTGCCATTTTGTCGCGTCCTTCAGTTCTTCCCACGGGGTCATTGGCCCCATGTCTTCGCGCTGGTAATGGCCGAACTCGGCCTTCGCTGCAGCCTCCACCACTAGGGCACCCGCTTCCATCGCTGTCGCATATGCGGCCTCTAGTTCTGCTGCCGCACGCTCTATCGCCCGAGCGAAGGCGCCGAATGACTTGTATTCCTTCATTTCGGGGCGATCCACTCCATACGCGACCAAGAGAACTTGCGGCCTTCGATTTCGCCTGACGCCACGCAAAACCCGAGCAATTCAGTGCGCGAGAACCGATTCACGACATCCCACGGGACGCCGGCTTTCGTCAGCATCAATACCTGGCGCACACCAGCGTCCCGGCTTATTTTTTTGCTGCTTGGACGTCTTCCTTGCCGTCGAACAGCTTCACGCCGTTGGTGAGCGCGGCCAGGCCCTTGTGCCCCAGTCGACCGATCAGCGCCTTAACCTGCAACAGCGACGTCGGCAGGAAAATCGGCTCAGCATCGATCCCGCTCAAATAGATCAACGGCAGGCACATCTGAACGAAACGGGTGTTCTCGGAGGCTTCGTTGCCGATGGCCAGCACGATTTCGTACTGCGCAAGCGGGCCGGGATAGGTCAGGGTCAACTTGCGGCCGTCTGCCACATCGACCACCACCGTGTCACCATTCAACACAGGGGCGGCTGCGGCGCCGCTGGTTTCAGTCACTTGAAGTTCGGTCATTTACAGGGGTCCAATGCGAGTGCTGGCGGCGAACGAAACCTTTTGAATCACGTTCTTTTCGGCTTCGATATCGCCGGCATCTTCGAAAAACAGCACGACGCCCTGCAATTGCCACGAGGTCGGGGGCCCATTGACCTCATTGATCGTTTCCGAGATGAAGCCGGCCGGCTGATTCACGCCCGCGTAGTAAGCGGCTTCGAACTGCGAGAAGTACGTGTCGAGGGTGGCATCGGCGCGCGAAATCTCGAACGAGCCTTCCCAGCCGCCCTCTTGAAACGTGAGGATGATGGGCAGGCTTCCGATCGGCTTGACCGTGATCGAGCTCTTGATCTTTTTCTTCGAAAACTTCGTCAGCGTGGGGAGCGTGAGCAGACCGGTCGGCGTCAAGACGTCGAAGCGATAATCACTCCCAATTGAGAGACCGTTTAACGGCATGGCGTGCTCCAGAATGCAAAAAGCCGCCCGGAGGCGGCCTGCATGGGTTGGGAATGATTACTGCGGGGTGACGGTGACCGACTGGCCGCCTTCGATGTTGACGAGGAACATCCGAACAATGCTCAGGTACGTGACCATGACGGTCGCGACCATGTAGCCCAACGCTACCTGACTCATCGGGTTGTTCGCCGCATTGAGCTGCACCGACCAGCCGGGTTGCGTCGGCGCATTCACATTGCCGATCATGTTGTTCGCCTGCAGATTCGCAAAGAACGCATCCATCGCGCCCTTCACATTGCGCCGCAGGTTGATCGTCTGCACCTTGCCCGGTACATAGCCGAACGCGCTCGCGATCGTGAACGCGATGTAGTTGGTCATGCGCGTGTAATTGTCGCCGTTCGTCGCGCTGTTGCTGCTGGCGTTCTGACCAGTGCGGCATGCAAAGATGGATCCAGCCGGGGCGCCGAGCGTCAGTACCTCAAGCCGTGAGGTGGCGCACTGTGCGATTTGCGCATCGCTGTACGGCAAGTTCTGCATACTGCTCTGCGTCGCCAGCACACCCGCGATCGGGGCATTGAGAATCGATTGCTCCGGGCTGGTTGCGGCTTGCAAGGCAGAGGTGAAGGTCGCGGGCGACACCAGGCGCTGCACGCCGTTGACGGTGTCGTTGTAATACGACCAGTCGCCCACGAGACATGCGAATCCGTAACCATCGACACCGGAATTGGCGAGGTTGGTCGCACTGGTGGTGATGCTGGTACCCACCGGGTTAGCGCCGTGGAAATAGATGCCCTCCTGCAAGCCAAGAGCGAGTTGCGCGCTCCAGGTAGCCGGCGTCTGGCAGTCGATCAGGTTGCCAACTTGCGCGCCCGACTTGCGCAGCGCATACATACCAGAGCGGGTCAGGCCGTCTGCGCCGACCAGCGTGTTATCGGTGACGCCATACGCGCCATCGGTACCGCCGGAGAGCGTATAGGTGTTCGTCAGGTTCGGTGCATTCGCGGAAGTGCCCAGTGTCGCGATGCAATTCACCGAGGGGCCGCGCAAGCCGGTCTGGCCGTTGTTCACGGCGTTGACCATGTTGAGCCATACACTGGTGGTCAGCGCGATCGATCCGCCGGTACCGCCGCCGCCCGTGAGTGTTGCGGTTGCCGAGGTATAGGCCGCACCCGGAGTAACTGGCGTGAAGGCGCCGAGGCCCCACACCATATTCACGAGTGCGCCGACACCGACACCCGAAGTCGAGGCGGGAGCGACCGCGGTCGTCGGGGCCACACCACCAGTCAGCGCGCCAGCATTGAAGACCACCAGCGACGTGATGATGCCCGAGGCAGCGGTAACCGTCAGGATCACGCCATTCGCCATCGTGATCGTGTCGCCAGTCACGTAGCCAGTGCCGCCGCTCGCACCGCCTCCAGTCACGTTGGCCGACAGCACTTCGAGGCTGATGATGCCGGTCGCCTGCACGCCATTGGCGCCCTGTGGCGCGGAAATGGACAGCGCCGGGACCGAGGTAAAGCCGGTGCCCGGCGTGACCGCGCCGCTACTCACGCCCTGCGAGAGGTTGTTGAACACCTCCGGCGTGAAGCCTGCGCGCTGAATTGTCAGCTTGTAGGTATTGGCCGCGGTGCCCGCTACAATCGAGGACGTGATGCCGTTGCCGACGATTCCGGTGTACATGCCGGTAAGCGTCATCCCGGTGACCGGTGAGCCGAGCGTATCTTTCAGGGCTGCACTGGCCGCCGTATCCGTGCCGTCCGACACGCGCACCAGGATGTAATTCTGGACGTTGTTCATGTCACCGATCGCCACCGCCGTGGCAATGTCATGCTGGCGGAACGTGATCGGGCCGACCATTTGCTGCGCCTGCGCGCTGTTGCCGATGCCCATCATGGCGGCATTGACCGGGCCCCACGAACCGACGCCGACCAGACCAAGACCATCGGTCGGCACGCCGTTGATATAGGCGATGCTGGGCGGCTGGATGATGACGTACAGGTCGGGGGCCTGCAGTGCGGTGACGTTTAAATTGCCTGCTTGGTACACTGGCATGGACGAGCTCCGGGCGTAAAAAAACCCGCACGCGGCGGGTCTAGAAATGAAAAAGCCGCCCGGAGGCGGCCGTAAACGAAAAAAGCCACCCGAAGGCGGCTTATGCGAAGGTGGGCGTGTCTAGTGGACTGCAGTCATCAGTAGGTGCGGCGGGATTTTCACGTTCGGCTTGTGGCCATCAATGAACCAGACCTGAATCTGCCAGGCGTGCCGGCTCCAGTCGAGGCTGAATTGATCGCGCATGATCTGGATGAATGCCTTCTTGATGCGAACGCAGACAGGCGGCGTTGCCTCCTGACCGACGAAGCGCTCGACCGCTATTTTGAGCGCCATGCCAGCCGCGCGACTGGGATCGGCAATCATCCGATCACCTTATGCACGAAATGGGCGTTTTCGCCGGACTTCACTGCGGCGATTTCGGCCGGATCGCGGATCGCATCGCCCTTGCGGTAATTCGCGAAGGCGTGACGCACCACTAGATAGTGGCCCAGCGTGTTCACCGGCTCAGCGGAAGCGTCTACCTGCTCGGTCGTTCCTGCATCGGATTGTTTCGTTGCCATGTGCGCCTCAGATGTTGGTAGTGTGGGTTGTACCGCCGATCGACGTAACGGTTGCGCTCCGATTCGTCACGGTGTTGTCGGTATGGACTGTGATCAGCGCGAACTCGACTTCGTACAGTAGGTTACGGCGGTAAATGCGCTGTTTCTGGAGCGTGTCCGTCTCGATGGTGCCGCGATACAACAGGCGCGCCACAGTATTGTCGGGCAGTACGATGCGCGGTTGCAGTTTGAACGCTGGCTCCAGGACTTTGCCTATGGCATCGCGAATAGCGGGCGTCGGCGCCCAACCGGCGACCATGAAAACCTGTGCTTGTCGGCCGATTTCATGCTGCATCACGACCGGCACCGAAATATCCGTCTTGATCTCGAAGGCGCCATTGATCACGATCACGTAGCTACTGACCGATGCGCCGGGAATCAGCGCCGCGAGTGCTGCGGCAATCGTCTCGACCGTGTCGCCCACTTTGACCGCGTAGCTGTACGGCTGGTAATTCACCGTGAGCGTGGCGGCTTCGCCCGGGTTGATCCTGCCGCCGACAGTCACCATATTCAGGTAGACGATCAGCGATAGTTGCGGCGTGGGAATCGCGTTCTGCGCGTCGTCGTCACCGATAAAGCGCGTGGTGTTCTTGCCCATGCCAGGCATCTGGTAGACGCTCACCATGGCGTTGCCGGCCTTGATAATCGCATCCAGTTGCGCCGCAATCGGCCAGCCAGGAACCACAGTGGCCGCCACCGCGATCGCGCTTGGCTGTGACGCGCCGTTCGGGTATAGCGCTGCGCTCGCTAAACTCACTAGCGTGTTTTGGACGTCTGACAGATCCGCCATTTATGCCTCAACCAGTTCGAGAAGCGCTTCGTAGCCCAAAAGGCCCTTTTGCGCAGAGACGACCTGGTAATTATCCCCGTTTTCGTCCGTCACTTGGTCCCGAGTTTGTACGGCACCGTCCGGAAGATAGAAGAATGCAGCGTAAAAGGCCCGTAATGCGTTGTCAGTGGGCAGTTGCGCGGCCGGTCGGCCTGTTTCCTTCTTGACGCTTAGTACTCCGGGTATTCCCTGAGCGTAAGCGGTATCAAGGTCTGGATTTGGGTACGGCTGCTCGCCCGGCAGGCTGTTGATCAGTGGTCGCGAGAATGTCAGCGTCTGCGTGCAGCGCAGTGCAATCGGCGGCATCAAACTGTCCATCGCCAGCACGCAATACGTCTCGCAGCCGACCAGATAATCGCCTACCGCAAGCTGCGACCCATCCACGATGATCTGCCAGTACAACTGATTCGATTTCGACTGCCCGCTATACGTGCCGCCGATGTTGAAACTCGCGTTCAAAGTACCGAGCTGGTTCGCAGGCTGGATTGGATTGATCAACACGGGT